TGGAACTGCTTGCATTCCATCAAATGCATAAAATCCATCTTCATTTAGAAAAAATATGGTATTTCCTATATTTGCTACCGAACCAGAAAACGTACAACCTCTGGCTGTCTCAACTTTATCAATCTGGTAAATCAAAGGTGTTCCGACATATGATGCCCTTACTATGGCTTTTTCCATCAAAATCGTTGCGTACTCACCACCAACTAAACCAGTAATTGCACCTGCATCAGGTATGTCTTGAAAGTCTGCCTGATCAGTTCCAACAGTCCATTGTGTTGAATTGTTGATACCAGACCACCTAACTCTAAATGGTATTGTTCCTGATCCTTCATCAATGTTACCTGTCCAGACTTGATCTCTTACTACTGCAATAAAATTAGCTTTTGGCGGTGTGCCACTTAAATCTGAAAAAGCAGAATCTCCACTAAGATCAAATTTTTGTAAACTTTCTCCTATACCACCTGCAACAATAATATTTGTTCCAAACTGAACAAACCTCCATCTTTCACTATCATTTAACGTATATCCGCCTACTTTACTTATATCATCAAGATTAGAATTGCCTGCGTTGAATTGATAAAGTTTTCCTGCATCACCTGCAAACAGTTTAACAGTTCCAGAATTATCTTTTGCAGAAAATATATTTTTTAATACATTTGTAGCCTGATTACTTACATTGGCTAAACTATTTAGCGACCTGTAACCCTCGAATGCAGGTATTACATTCTCGGCAACAGTTACACCTTTATTTTCTAAATCTGGCTGATCTGGGAGCCATTCTCCAAATTTTATCATTGTACTCTAAAACTCTCCTGACCAGTTGTTTGAACTGTCCAAATTTCTGTACCATCTGCTACCTCAGACCAAGTTTCTGATCCCTGAGCAATGATTGTCCAATCTTCACCTAATACCTTTGCATCTACTGTTCCTGTCACTTCTGCACTTCCTGTAGCTGTAACATTAGTTGTAAAGTTTGCATTTGCTACAACACTTGCCTCGGTTGATGCAGTTGCAGTTGCCAATACAACTATATTTGCAGATGCACTTACTGTCGCACTAACAGAGGCACTTGCAGTAACCTGTTGTACCCTGATTGCACTTACAGATGCTGTTGCAGTAACAGAACCACTTGCAACTACTGTCACTTCAAATGTGGCTGTAGCAGTTACTGTTCCTACAGTTGCAACATTAAATCCAAATGTTCTTATTCTGGTTGGTGTTGCTGAAACAGTAGAACTTGCTGTTCCTGTAGCTGTATCAGTTCTAATCCTTGTGCCAGTTGCAGTAGCTGTAGCACTTGTTGAAACTGTCGCATCTACTTCAATAGCAAATTGTATATCTGCACTAGCTGTTGCTACAGTTGATGCCGAGGCTGTACCCTGCCTTACCTGTAAAGTTGAAAGACTGTCAATGTTGCCAAATGTAGCAATGAAGTCAATCGTACCCCAACTATCAAGTTGTTCTAATGTTGGGTTATTAAATTCAACCTTTTGTAAGTCTGCATCATTATCTAAACTTCCTGATATACTATCAAGAGGTGTTGTGATTTGATCTAAATGCGGTGTTCCTAATGGCATTTAAATCTCACTAGTTTGCAGTGATAGTTAAAGAACCACTTGCTACTTTTAAAATATCACCTGATGCAATTGTTTTAGATGCTGTAAAAGAACCATGAAATAATAAGTTACCACTTGATGATGCATCGAAAATTCCCCAGTGGGATACGTCACCCCACGAACCAGTTGCACTATTAAATTCCACAGCACTGTTACTTGCTATAGAGCCACCTGATGCAGATGCAAATGTTATTGCTTTTCTAGTGTAATTGTTACCTGTCAATTCTGTACCACTAGCATCGTCTTGGAGGCTTGCAGTTGCAAGACCTAGATATACTGCTGATGGTGCAGATGTAGAGGCTGTACCTGTAAAATGATCTAGAAATTTTAACTCTAGATAATCACTCATTGCTGACATATTTTATCTCCTAACTTGCTGATGATGATTGCCTTGCATAGACTGAACTTATGTGAAGTGATCCTGTACCATAATGACTTCGCTGTTCATCTTTCCTAATTTCCTCTATTGATCTTGTGAATTTAGCATCATAAGTAGAGGCTCTGGCCTCATCCATTAAATATGTATAGGCCTCAACTAGACTGCCAGATAAGTATGCATCTGGATGCCTTGTTAATAATTGATTGGTAGTGTTACTATCTGACAATGCAGTCAGTCCACCAATGTAAATAATTTCTGCTGTATACGCACTGTCAGGCACAGGCCTGAGTTTCATTTCAGCACCAACAATTGAATATGATACAGGTTTACCATTACCGCCAGATGGAAAGTCTTTGTCTAGCTGTATAGGACTTTTGTAGTCCAAAACTGTATTGGGTGATGTATTGAGTTTGACCTCTCTTACTTCTCTCAAATCAGTTGGTAATGCTATAAATTCATCGCCTATAGTCAAAGTCGCATTTGCTCTTTTTTCCTGATCTCTTGTCTCTAACTCCCTAGACAATCTAGCCTCGGCCAATTGTATAAAGTTTGGTATCTGGTCTGTTAGATCAGTCCTTGCCAAGAAATTAGCAATTGCTGTCTTTAATTCTGCATAGGTTGATATACTCATACGTTACCACCACCTGTTCTAAAATATCTATTGTCAATGTCGTTTAACCATGCTTTCCACTTTTTCTGTGCCTCTGGATTATCATGTGGATCACCAAACCTTTTCATTAGATCCATGTAAACCATAGTTGGTATTTCAGCTACCTGTTGCCAGTGATTTTGTGTATTGCCGATTAATCTACCTTTTCGATATTCATTCATTTTTGCTTTATTTATATCCAGTACCTCATTAATATGTTGCTTTTCCTCAATGGTGTAACCGCCATCAGGATTGTCATGCATCCATATTTCTTTTTGGCTGTATGGATTTTTTTCAATTAATCTTTTCATAAAAAACCTTTGTTAGGGAGGCCGAAACCTCCCTATCTATTTGTGTTATTAAGATCCATTTAGACCGATCACTGAGGCATGAGCCTTCGGTGCTGTCGGCATATATGTCCACTCATAAACAATCTGGTGCTTAATTGAATCACCAGTTTTTGATAACTCGCTTTCGACAAAGTTTCTGCCATCAAGATTACCAATCATAATGTGATCAGGATCAATGATATGAAGTTTGTCATCAGACATAAACCTACTCATTGATATTGATAACTGGCCGAAATCATTGAGTATCACAGATACACTTCCTATAAATGAAGGAGCAGTATTTGCAGTTGCATTGACCTGATTTGTCACCAAGTTTGTTCCTGCCTGACTGAGATCACTTATATTTGCTTTATTTGTGGCATCACATAAAAGCATTCTTGGATTTCCGCCATCTTGCCATGCTTGTTGTGTAGCATTGTCAATCTTCGCTAATGTAAGCGGAGCCTCAGTTCCAGTTAAATCACAACTATTTGCTCCATCACCAGTTCCAAATGAAATATCTGATGGTGAGGCATCACCATTTGTAATAAATGTTACAAATGTAGCTGATTTTCTTGGATCAGATCCAGACTTTGCTACGTTAAGATCAGTAATAATCTTCTCAACGTCTCTTCTCAACTCAAGACCTTTTAAGACTTTTTGATAAGCAGTTTCTTTATCTCTACCTGCTTTATCAACAGCCTCTAATGTTCCAGAGATTTGGAAATCTTTGACTGAGATTTGAGTATTATTAGTTAATCTTGTAGTCGCTGTAGGTGTTGCAAAACTTGCATCTGCACCTTCATTGACTGAGTTTTGACCTGCTGAGGCTAACTCTTGAACTTGCCATTCAACTAGTGTACCCTTAACAGTTGTCTTTTTTGCTGTAGAGAAAAAAGGTGTCTCTGTAGTATCTAGTCTGTAGATAATATCAGAGAGATCCTCTCTTTCACCAACAGCATTAGCTGTAGTAAATTGTGCCATTATTAACTCCTATTGGCTATTTTTTTTGATTTAAAAGATATTCGACAGCATTGTCGAAATTGCTATTTTTCAAAAACTTGTCTCTTACCGCCTTATTGTGGCTTGATACAATTTCTGACTTTGTTCTAGGAGTTCCTGCCTTCACCATTTTTGGTGCTTGTTTAACCTTCTTTACTAAGTTAGGTTTTTTCTTCATAAGATTATCGAATTTCATGGCCTTCCTCAATGTTACAATTGCTCTGTGATCAACAGCATTTGCTATTTCATCATCAGTGTAACCAATGACAGATTTGGCATATTCAATGACTTCCTTTCTCTCACTATTCATGACCTTCTCACTTTTCCACTCAGGGATTTTTTGCAACATATTGTCGTACTCATTCTTCATATGCTGATTAAACTTGATAACATTTTCTTCGTTTTCTCGTTTCGTGATTTGGTCGATCTCTGCTTGAACTTTCTTCCTCTGATCCTGTCTAATAGACCAATCAGTATAGATTGCGTTAAATTCTTCCTGAGATCTTGTTTTACGCAGTTCATCCCAGTTTGGTTCATCAACTTGTAATTGCTTATCAAGCTGTGCTAAACCTTGTTTAAACTTATCTTGCAGTTGTTTCGTCTCGGCTTTTTCTGCCTCAAACGATTTACGATCTTGATGCAAGCTGTTTAACTCTCTGTGGAATTTCTTTTGCCTCATGTGACCATTCAAAGCCTCATCAAGGGTTACCTCTTCTTCTACACCATCAACTTTGATTTTATAGAGAGTAGGAGCCTCTTCCTCGACTTCTTCAGTATCACCTTCTTCAAAAGTTGTATCTTCTACCTCATCGCCCTCATCGGCCTCTACCTCTTGACTTTCATCAATGGCTTCCTCTTGCTCTTCGGTTTCTGATACTTGAGCCTCTTCTACAGGCTCGGCCTCACCATCTGTAGGAGTTACCTTGTTCTCGGTTTCCAATGGTAATAACATTTCTTGTACTGCTGAATCTATATCCAGTGCTTTATTTTCTTCACTCATAATTACCCCTAATTAAGTGTTGTTTTTCTACCAATCAATTCATTCAATTGGCTCTCGGCTAACCTTCCATTACCGCTAATGCCTGTCATGGCATCTTTAAGTGCCTGTAATGATTGGTATAAATAGTAAATTCTTTCTCTTTCTTCACTGTCCTTCATACTGGACATTTTCCAAGCAGATAAAAACTGCTCTTCAAGATTTGCAAAAACCTCTGTAAACATTGGATTTTTTATAATTGCATCAACCTGTTTGCCTTTATCAATCTGCTCTCTTAACCTACCCTCTTTTGACATTTAAGAACTCCTAAATGGTGTAAAACCAAGCAAATTTGGTGGTTTCTTAAATATTGATGGTCTAGTTGCAAATCTGCTCATAAACCCTTGATTTGCTTGATTATAATCAAACCCCTGTGGTAAATTTGATGGTGCTGTATTTAACAAAGAATAATTTCTCACAAACGCAGGTGCATTCATGTCTGGTGGATCTTTCGGTGTTCCTGCATTGTCATCTGCCCTTGTTTTTAACCTGCAAGCCTGTAAATCATTATCAAATACATATCCATCTGGGCATTGCTCTTTGCCTGTCATTGGGTTTGTGACTGTGGGTACAATATTTTCTCCACCATCCATATAACTGAGATCTTCATTGTATGGATTGTCATCTAATCCAGTATATGTCGTAACATCAAAACCCAAAACATTATTTGTATCAAATGCTCCAGTTATATTTCCTCGACTATCCCTTGTGACTTCTGTGTATAGACCTCTTGCATCTCTGTCTTGCAAAATAGAATTAATTTTATCTCGCATATTATAAGGATCATAACCAATAGGAGCCATCAATTCTAATTCTGGAACTTGATCTGGCGAATATGTGGTAGTTTGTCCAGTAGTTGGATCAGTAATTGACATACTGCCACCTAGCATATCACCTGCACTTGATTGATCACCTGCTGTGCTTTGTGTGCTAGATGCACCGCCAATACCACCAAATGCACTTAATCCAACTGTATCAGCTATTCCAACCGCACCCACACTAGTTGGACTAATACCTTGAGCCACTGCCTGTGCCATTGCATTTTGTGCTTGATTATAACTTGCCTCAACATCTGGACTAGAAAACCCAATACTATCGCTTGGACTGCTTACATTAGTGCCACTTCCACCAAACGCACCTGTTGATTGATCGTCTGATCTTTCCGTTACTTCAATACTTTCGTCAGTATCAGTTGAACTATCGGTACTTTCACCCATAGATATACTCCTATGCTACTTTTTACCTGACATGGCTGTACCTACTTTTTTTCTTGAAGGTCTAAACCAATGCCCTTTGATATCTTCACCAAAATTTTCTTTTATGTATTGTCTCATATTGCGGACTAATTGTCTTGTCTGACCAAATGGAGCCACAAACTCTGCCAGATATAAATTTTTACCTGACTGCCAATCATCGGCTTTCATCCTGTATTCTTCTTTTAACAATTTTTCTAAAATTTCATCACTTACCCATGCCCACAAACAAAAGCCAAAAGGGTCACTATTATTGTACCAGATCCTATATTGACCATGATACATCGGAGGAACTACGACCCTCTTGACTTGATGCATTTTCCAATGATGGTGAAAATCCGACAACATCAAAAGATACAATACATCTCCTAAAACATTTTTATTGCCTTGGAAGGTTTGTGGATATTTCACTGTCTGTGACTGCTTTTGCAACCCTAAGTTCTGCCTCAAGAGCCATCTCCTGTTTGCGTATTTCTAAATCAGCCATTGCTTTTTCTTTTTTCAATTCTATCTCTGCATTAGCCTTCATTCTATCTAATTCTATTTTCGCCTCAAGTTTGATTTTTTCTGCCTCAATTTCGGCTTGGACTTTTGCAATTTCTGGGTCTTGTTGAGCAGGCTGTTGTCTTTGCTGTTGCTCTTGAATTTTTTGCTGAACCAGTTGCGGAGGATTGAAAAACTGGTCTGTA